TTCAGTAGGTAACTATGTTCCTGGAACAAATATTAATTATGAAAGCGTTGGTGGAATTTCACAAGATTTGAATATTAATATTTATAAATATGCAACACAAAAATTTGATGATGTTGATAGAGCACAATCAATTCCTGGAGTTATGGAAAATGCAACAAAAGAAATGGCAAAAGCGTTATCAGACCAAGTTAACATAGAGATAGCAAATAAAATGAAAGATGCAGTTACAGCAGGTGTTACAATTACAAATAATGCAGGAACATCTGAAATATTAACTGTACCTCAAGAAGCTGCAGCTACACCAGTTTCTAAAGCAAACGCATTGACAAGAATTGATGATGGTGTTCAAGTTTTACAAGAAAATAACGTTGCACCAACAGAAAAACTATGGGGAGAATTTTCACCAGGATATTACAAATGTATCAAACAAGGCTTATTTGTAGATTTAACAAACAACGTTGAATTAGCAAAAGAAGGAATTGTAGGAATATACAATAATGTACAAGTATGTATCGAAAATTTACTACCAGTTGATACAACCAATAAAATTAAATTTAATTTTATAAGAACAGGAAAAGCAGTAGCATTTGCTGGAACAGTAGAAAAAACAGAAGCTGGAAGATTAGAAGGACAATTTGCTGATTATGTAAGAGCTTTATATGTTTTTGGTACTAAAGTAATAAGACCAAAAGAAATGTATGCTATTAAAGAGAAAACAGCTTAATTTAAGGGAGAGTTTCCTCTCCCTTATTTTTATATAAAAAATGAACAGTAACCAGTTTTCGAATAAAGAAGATTGGTTAGTATTTATTTTAGGAGGTAAAGATGAAAGGTAAAAAAACACAAAAAGAACTTATAAGGTTTATGATTAAACCACAATATTATCAATTTTTAGGATTAGTAGTAAATAAAGATACTGATATTGATGATGTAACAAATGATGGAAAAGTTCATCAAACAATAAAGAATAATGTATTTACAACAATAATAACAGATGAAAAAGAAATAGACGGAATGAAAATAAAAGAAAAATCAAAAATATCAATAGAACTAAAAGAAGGAACTAGATTAATTTGGATAGATGGAAAGGGATATGTATTACCAGAATATCAAGTTATATCAGTAGCAGAAGCAAAAAATGATTTAGAAGCAATTGAAGATATTCAAGGAACAGATTATAAAGATGAAAATTATAAATTTGATAAAAATGATTTAGGAGAATAAATATGGCTAAAACATTAGCAGAAGTAAAACAAGATGTTTATAGATTAATAGAAGAATATGAACCTAACGCAATTGGCTATACATCTGATGATGACTATAAAAATAAATTTAATATATCAACAAACATCATAATGAATGAGCTCGATAAGTTAACATCTCATGTAACTATGGAAGAGATGAGTGTTGAAGCGGGAGATGAAATTAATTTATTAGAAGATTTAGATAACTTTAGATTATTAAAAAAAATAGAAGGAGTTCCTTATAAAATAGTAGACCAATATGTAACATTTTTAGAAAAAGGAAATGTTAAGATATATTATTATAGATTCTTGAAGCAGATTAATTCAGATACAGAAGATTCATTTAAAATTAATATGGATAGTCAAACATTAGACGCTTTAGAATTTGGAGTTGCATATCAAGTATTAATTAATGATGTTAGTAGCAATTATGGTGCATATTTTAAAGCTAGATATGAAGAATTAAAGAACGGTTTAGATCCTAGAGCAACACAAGGAACATTCTATATTGAGGACGGAGTTGATTAATTATGGCAAGTGGAGATTTAGTTACAAGAAGATATAGTGATTTTTTAGGAGTTGATTTCTCAAACAACAATGTATCAGCTTATCGTTCTCCTGAATCTATAAATATATGGAAAAACTATAAAGAATTAGGAAAATGTATTTCTAGTAGACCAGGATTAAAAGAGATGTATAAATTAGATGGAAAAATCTATGGAATGCATTTTTTTAAAGTAGCGAATATTCAACATTGTATAGTTCATGTAGATACCAAGCTAGTTGATATTAATATGAGGGATAACACAAAAAGAACTATAAAAGAAATAGGAATGAATCCATTTAAATCACAATCTTTTATTTTTAATTCAATTTTATACATAAAAGATGGATTGAAGTATTATCAGTATGATGGAAGTAATTTAAAAGAGGTTGAAGGATATATACCTGAAACAAGTATCGCTAGAAAGCCAGAAGGTGGAGGTAAACCATTCTTACCAATAAATCTATTAACACCATACAGAAAAAATGGATTTGTTAGTGATGGTAAATCAACAGACTATTATTTAGATGTACCTTCATTCAGACCTGGTAGCGTAAGTGCAATAGTAAATGGAAGTATAGTTAGCAATTTTACAGAGCATCCACAACAAGGTTTTATAACATTTCAAAAAGCTCCAGCAGCAACTTATACAGATGGAGAAGAAAATGTAATTATTACTTTTGCTAAAGATGTTGAAGGGCATAGAAATAGAATTGAAAAATGTAATGTTTTAGAAGTATTTGATAATCATATATTTTTTGCAGGAAATGAAGATTATCCAAATACTTTATTTTATTCTGAGTTAAATGACCCAACATATATCCCAGACAATTCGGCATTGCAAGAGGGAATGGACGGTGCATTGATCAAATCATTGTCAGCAGGTGGAGGAAAACTCTGGGTATTTAAAGAACCAACTCAAAGTCAACAAAGTATATTCTATCATGTTCCAAGCATTATGGGAGCTAATGCATTAAATACTAAAACAGAAGCGGATAAAGGCAGAGAGGTAGACTATACAGCAGATGTTCAATATCCTAGTCAACACAGTAATATTAGTTTAGGTTGCGTAAGTACTGCAGTTAACTTTAATGATGATATATGTTTTTTTAGTGATTATGGGCTAGAAGGAATAACGAGTTCTACAATTAATGATATGGAGCAGATAACAGGACATAGAAGTTCTTTGATAGATTCAAAAATGTTACAAGAAAACAACTATAAAAATCCAATTATAGCAGAATGGCAAGGCTACTTATTAATATTTATTGATAATCATTGTTATTTAGCAGATTCAAGGCAACAATGGAATAATATTACTCATAATGAATATGAATGGTATTATTGGGATTTTAAAGAGAAAATAAGCTACGCAACAGTATTAAATGACAAAATATATATATGCTTTGAAAACGGAGCTATTTCGACATTCTCAGAAGAATCTGATGAAGAGTTTTTGTCATATTGGAGTACTTGCAAAGATTTTTTTGAGAATCCAGTAAGTCAAAAAGTTACAAATAAAAAAGGCTCAATATTAAACCTAGATGGTGAAAAAGTAAAAATATATGCAAGATTAGATAATAAAGAATGGGAATTAATAAATGAATATATTAATGTAAAAGGATACATAGTGCCTAAAATAAAGAAGAAAAAATGGAAAACAATACAATTTAAGTTTGAGAGTGACAAGACTTTAAATTTATATGATTTTACAGTTCAATGCTATGTAGGTGGATATGTAAAGAGATAAGGAGGAATATATGGCTAATGCTTGGGATTCTGATGAAATCAGAAGTTTAGAAAATAATATAAGAAATAACTTTGTAAATTCTTATAATGGTCAAACTAAAATAGATAGCAATGATAGTAGGCTAACAAATATTGAAAGAGAAAGACAAGAAAAAATATCACAATCAAATGCTGAGTACAATAAAACAATAAATGATGTAAATAATCATTATAATAATGTAAATCAAGCTTTAGACCAAGGCTATGCTAAAAAAGAGCAAGCAATGAATCAACAAACACAAGCTACAATAGATAATATAAATACTCAAAAAGATAGAGCCGAAAGAAACTATCAAAATGAACAAAGAGGTAGCTATATTGATTATAGAAATGCAATAAATCCATACGGAGCTCAAGCAGAATTAAGAGCTTCAAGAGGATTGGCGAATAGTGGTTATAGTGAGACATATCAAAGTAATGCTTATAATACTTGGCAAAACAGAGTAGCAACGGCTAAACAAAGTTTAAATGATGCATTAGTTGATTATAATGCACAAATAACGAATGCAAGAAATACTAATTCTACAGCATTAGCTGAATTATGGAGTAATGTAGCGTTGCAGAAAGCTCAAAATAGTTTACAAGGATTCCAATATAAAAACACATTGATTGAAAATAGAAATCAAAGAGAAACACAGTTACAACAGTTATACGATACTAAATATCAAAATATGTATAAAAATATATCTGAAGACTTAAATAGACAAATTAGCAACTATCAATATGGAATTAATACATTGAACGAAATCAGAAAAAATAGAGAAAAATCAAATCAGTGGCAAGCAGAGTATGATAGACAAAAAGAACAATATAGAAGACAATTAGAACTTGAAAGAGCTAGATTAGCAGAAACAAGAAGACATAATCAAGCTTCAGAATCAATGCAAAGACAACAAATAGCATTATCAAGACAAAAAATAAAGAATTCTTCAGGAGTGCGTTCCAGTTCAGTAGATGAAAATAATCCTTTAAAATCTGCAGTAAAAAATATGGAAGTATTACAAGGACCAGGAATAGAAAATCGCTACAGAGATAAAAGTACAGGTAGAACATATCAATCGCCAGAACATTTTTTAGTTCCTTATAATATTGTGAAACAAAGGAATAGTTAGAAAGGAGAAATACATGTCTTATTTTTATTTAAGCGAATTATCTGAAAAAGAAAGAAAAAAGTATCTTCAAGAGATTGA